CCCAAAGGAGATCCAGTGAGGGCTCCCATTATTGCTCCAACAGCTTTAACAGCAGTGGGAGACACTGTTGTACCTGTCTTCAATGCAGACACATCACCACTTTTTACAGCTTCAATGTCTATAGGACTTGGAGACGGTAAACCTTCTCCACCGCCACCTTCACCACTACCACCAGCGCCTTCAGCAGGCTTTATTTTCTTAGCTTCATCAGCGGCAGTGGCTGCTGACACAGCTTCTTCTCTAGTGATTTCTCTGAAGCCATCAGGGATGGGCGTCATAGGCTTGCCATTGATGTATGTGATGTACATCATTCTGCCGTCGCCGTGTTTTAGATAACGCACATCAAAGACGGGATTCTTAGGAGCTTTGGAGATATCAAAGCCAGACGCATACGAAGAAGCTAGACCACCAACAGCCATCATCCGCTCTGTCTGGCCTTCAGCGCTGTCTTCTTCAGCCAACAACTCATCAATGTCGCTCTCGAATTGGCCTGTGTCTTCTTCTTCGCCTTCTTCAAACGTAGACTCAGCTTTCTCTCCAACTTCTTCAGCGTTGCCCATCTGACCAATTTCAGCCATACGCTGAAGACCACGTTTAGCATTGTCACGAAGCTTCATCAAACGCTCAAGACCGATGAAGCGAACAACGTCAGCCGGAATAACGAACTCGCCCTCGCTGAGCTTAGCATCAATATCATCTGCAACTTCATTAGGAAGAGCGCCTACAGGGACGTTATTTCCTGTTGTAGGCTCTACAGCAGTGCCTCCGTCTTGGAAGCCATCAATTTTAGCGATTGCCATTTTGTATCTCATCCCTTAGATAGCGAAGAGCCTTCAGCGCTTGTATAGCACCCTGTGCTCTGTAGATGTCAGCAGGCTCTGTGGCTTGCTCCAGCTTAGATTGGTGTAGGCCAATGTTGTAGGACAACATAGCTTCAAAGCTTGTCCATTGAGGAGGAGCTGCCAAGCTAGCCAGCTTATTCAACCAATCTTTCTGTTGACTCATACATACTCCCACTTATATCCGTAGGCTGTATTTCGTTTACCGTTCGCAACCATAGATATTTTGGCGTGTGATTTTCCCAAAACTCTTCCTGCTTCTGCTGCCGACTTAAAAATAACTCCGTCGCTTCTCAAAACAGGTTTAGATAAAGCTGCTGCTATTTTATCTCTGGATTCTTGTGCCATCTGTTTAGACAATGACATATTAATCATTTTCTGTCTAAACTCAGGATCTTTCCATTTTTCCTTTAGTAAGTAAGAAACAGTTTCTTTTTGTTTTTCTTTTCCTCTTTCTAAAGCAGCAATTGAAGATAGTCTATGTTTTTCAGTAAGTTTTCTACCTTTTCTAGCCAAAGAAACTTTTTTTCTCATTGCAGGATCTTTGAACTGCTCTATTGTTTTTTGTCTTCTCCATTCTTTTAATTCATCAGACCAAAAATGACCGGTAGTTCCTTCACCACCTTCAGTGGCATTTACTAAAGATCCTTCACCACAATCACGGCGTCCATAGTAAGAAATTAAATTCTGCTCTAGCTCAAAAGCATACCACTCTTGTAAGCCTGTCTCAACAAACTCAACAATAAATCCATGCTTTAATACTATACTTCTCCAAAATTTATTTCTACTTGTTTTTTCATAGGCACGGTTAAATTTACCTTTACCTACATAGAAAACTTCTTTAGTTGTTTTCTTGCGATGAATATAAACGTAGAAATCCATTTATTGCATCTCTGGAGGAACGCCTTGACCGCCTGCATTACCTGTAAATCCGGGTGCTCCGGGTCCGGGTGCTGTTCCTACTCCCATTGTACTACCCCCGCCTCCACTTGTGTCTGTGGTTGCTAGATTACCTGCTCCGGGTGAAGCTACGCCGGGGGAAGTTGCCCCTGCTGCTGGAGGAGGTTGCATCTGTTGTAGCATAAGAGCTTGTTTTGCTGCTTCATCCATGTTATTAGAAACCAAGTCCGGATCAAGGCTTAAAGACTTCGCTATTTCTCTAACAATGTATGGCATCTTAGCAAACGGTGCCAAGACAGGATTCTGAACAACTTGGAGGAATTGCAACAGGCGTTGGCTTCTGATCTCGTTTGACATCAAAGATTCCAAGCCCCGTGCCTTAATCTCCAAATCACCGCTTGTTTCTTTCTCTGGATCAAATTGTTGATTGAATGCAAAGAAAGCTTCCCCAAGTGGACGCAGCAGATAGTCGTCAACGTTCTTAATCACTGTCTTGATGCCACCAGCAGCAGCGTTCATCAGCATGCTAATGCCAGAGGCTGTTCTGCCTACGCCGCTCACGCCAGTTTGACCATGAGCGAACGAAGGCATCCCTGTAGACTCATCAGCAAGTACACGAGCTTTATCAAAAAGCTGCAGGTTCTGCTGTGCTACATTGGGAAAAGAAGTTCCGAACAAGGCTTGGCCGGGAGCACCTCCTTGACGTCTAAAGATTTTGCCGGGATATACCGTCAAATCTTGTCCGGGAACAAGGTTGGTCTCATCCACTTCAAACACCATGTTGCCAGACAACACAGCATTATCAACAGCGAGACGCATAAAGCCATTCATCAACGTTTGAGTGTCATCCATATTCTCAGCGATGCCAACACCGAAGAACGAATATGGATTTAGCTCATAAGGCACCGCATAGTAAGGAATGCGGGCAGGCTTAAATGGGTTGAGGACAAGGCGCAGTATTTTGCCATTACAATACCAAATGTTTGCTTGCAATTCTACGCTGTCCTCAAGCTCTTTAGGAATGTCAATGTCGTTGTCCTTCAACAACTCAACATCAACATTACCCCAAAACTCCAACACTTCCCAACGCTCAACTTCAGCGCTGGGGCTATAGTCGTTCAAATCATCTTCCCACCATTCCTTGATGTAGTCTGGCCCTTCAGCAACAGCCATATCCACTACATTGCTACGGAACATAGGACGCTTCTTCAGCGCAAGCATTTGCGTCTTGCTCAGCTTATGACGCTCTACAATGTACGAAGACTCCTCCATGTTGGAAGAATCAGGGTCAGGATAGAAATTGAAGCAGCTAACATGTGACGTCTGCGGCATCGTCTTGATGACAGGCTGATACACACCGTCTTCGCCCCACTTCGGATATTCTTTGTCAACAGCGAAGGGGCCTTTCATGATGCCTGTGCCGAACAGCGCCATCTCAAACGCAGAAGAACGCAGATGCTTGTCAGCACCGCTCTCTTCTAGCTGGTCCTTAATTTTCTTCTCCATCTTCTTAGCAGCCACCATAGCAGGGCTGAATGTGATGGATGTTGGTGTCAGGCCCGGACCTTCTTTGACATCAAGGCCCTCCAGCGAAGACGCCAAAGGACCAAGCCTGTCCATCAATGACTGCGCTGTAGCTCCCGGTGGCAGTTCTTTGCCGTCGCCTTTGTAGCCAAAGAGTTGACCCAAATCGGGCTCTGCAGGCGTCTTAGGCGCATTCGGATTGGCATCAACGTGTACATGCTCTGCCACACCCTCTGGAAGCGTTGTAGGCTCTACAGACAGCGGGAAGCTGTTGTTGGCAAACAAGACATCAGTGATTTGGCCGTATGCTGCCAACACCTTCGTCTTCGTCACCTTCACAAACACACGCGACTTCTCAGCGTCTGTGAACTTCATGTCAGGGCCGTAGATGCCTCTGAAGTTACGATAGGCACGAAGCCAGCGCTCTTCGTCCCAGCGACGGGCTGTCTTAGCCCGCTGGAAGCGCTCTTCAATGAAGCTGTTCAACCCTCTGTCAACGAAGTTGTCAGCGCTGTCGCTGTTGCTGTCAGGCAAGCCTACAGCTTTGTCATCCATGAAGGTGTTCTCAATGTTCTTTGCCATAGGTTAGTATCCAAAATTTTTACAAGCGACGTTATAGCTGTCTTTCTTATGATTGTCAAAATCAAAGATGCTCTTGCTACGTGGTCTTGACATTACGCCATAGCGTAGGGCGTCATATGAGTGGTCATTCTTCACTTTGGTGTCAATGTCTTCAGGATTGGCTTTGTCTAGAGGCAACGCAGGCAAGTCAGCAATAAGCTGAGTGCAATTGTTGAATATCACCATTCTAGGCTTTTCTGTGAATTCATCAACCTGCAGACGTCTGTGAATTTCATTCTTACCAGAAACACGACTACCGGCACTTCTATCTGAAGGACGCCAACGACATCCCTTCATTATCATTCGCTCAGCAATGGAAGGACCTGTGTCGCCCCTCTTATGCCATGTAGAACTATCTAGCACACCATATTTAATTTTCTCACCTTGCTCAGCTTGCAACACCATCACAGCCAAGTCTTCTGCCAGCACCTTCGTTACATATAGCTCTCTATAGACAATTAGTGACTCATCAGGTGCTACAGCAAACCACAGCACAGCAGACCAGCTACCATAGCCATAGTCGCATGCTCTGAAGCGAGGCCAATCTGAAGGAATGGTGTAGGGCTCTACAACGTGTATGCGCCTATTAAACTCAGGGAAGGCAGCACCTTCAGCAACGTCCCAATCGCCATAGAGAAGCTGTTTACGCTGATGTTCTGGCAGAGACAACAGCATTGATTCATAGTCGCCAGATGTTGACAAATACGGATTGTCATGCAAGCTAGCAGGGATGAATTTACGCTTAAACAGAGGCTGACCAGCTTTGCTGTGTCCCTCTGGATAAGACATCACCTCGCCAGTTTCGTGGTCGGTAGCCCAGAAAGCTGTGTTGTACGGCGCAGGGTCAATGAAAAGCTTCTTCACCCAAGCATGACCTCTGTTGCCGGGGTTGGTGGAAGCTCTCATGTACACTGGCAAGTCTGGCGCTGTAGAACGCAGACGAGAGCGCATGTAGTTCCACGCAAACGGCGTAGGCCATTGGGTGAGTTCGTCAAAGCCCACCCACGAAAAGCTCAAGCCTTGATATCTAAGAACGTCTTCGTCTCTGTCCAAATAGGACATCCACAGTCTTCCGCCATTGGGAGATTCCCATTGGAACTTACGCTCACTCCACTTAATACCGGGAATGATTTTGGGATAGAGTTCTTGACTCTTCCAAATAAGTTCTCTTAGTTCTTCGGTGGTGTGACGAAGAAGCAAGCCAGAAAACTGTGGATGACCCATGTAACGCAGCGGATCTGCCAGCATGGCATAGCTCTTACCACCACCCGCTGCTCCGCCATAGAGCACTTCACGCTCTGAAGCCGCTAGAAACGCTGTCTGAGGTCCCGGATTGGGCTTGAAGATGATGTTCTCATGCTCAAGCTCCTGAGGAATGCTTATCTCTATCCTCCCACTCGTCTCTGAGTGATTGGTAGAAACTTCCTTCAAACCATCCTGTTTGCTCGGACTTGCTGAGTCTTTCTTCGTACTGCGCGGCTTTCTGGAGCGCTTTTTTGTATCTTTCGGCAAGGGATCGATAAAATGCATGCCGTCTATTCCGTACTATTTCGTTCTTTATTCTCTTACGCAGAGAGTCTGCTCTAATGCTTCTTCCTGTCTGCTTAGTCAGCCACGCTGACACTTCCGTTGCTGGATATTGTTTCAGGTATTTCTTAGCCAACTCCAGAGCCTCTAGCTCTTTAGGAATGGGCTGAAGAAGCATCTCGTCTTCTTCGTCTATTTTATACCCAAATGGTATCTCTGTGTTTTTATTCAGCCTCGGTATAGCAACATAGCGCTCTTTTTCTATAGGCTGAGGAAGTATCCAGCTACCAATGTTTCTTTCTTTCATTCCTTAGCAGGCAAAATCATCAATCCACCGGACGCATTCACTTCAACTTTCTCCGTCTTTACCAGCCCAGCCCTATCCAACAAGTCTTTGGCAGCATTGAGCTTTTCCTTGATGCCAAGCTCTGTAGGGTCTTCAATGCCCCCAATGA